ACCCCCTCTAAGGAGTCTCCTAGACCCCCCCCTGCCTGTCGCGTGGCCCGACACCACGGCTCTTTTTTACAAAGGCCGTGGGCAAAAAGAGGCGGTTTCGCAAACCTTATGGCTCTGACCAACTCAGAACTGGGTTTGGCGCTCGGCGTCACGGCGCAACGCATCTCGGTCCTTCGACGCGAGGGAATGCCGACGGACTCAATCGAAGCGGCTCGGGCGTGGCGGGAAGCCCGGGCGAACGTGCAACGTGCGGCGGCCCCGAAGGCGGCCCCGGCGCAGCTCGACGACGGCACGCTGGCCGACACGATCACCGAGCACCGAGCCTTGGTCGGTCGGGCGCGTGGGGTCTGGCAGGCGGCGATGGAAGGGGGCGACCCCAACCAGGGGAAGTATCAGTCCGCGTACAACGCATCACTGAAAACGCTGGTGGCCCTCGAGGAAGAGCAGGAGCGTCGGCTCATCCTGACCAAGGATTACATCTCATCCAAGGAAGCGGGCGAAGCGATGCGCGAGATGACGGCCCGCATCGTGAACCGCCTCGACAAACTCGCACTCGACGTGGCCGAAGGATGCAACCCCGAGAACCCGGCCAAGGCGGTCAAGGTGCTGGAGGCTTGGGTGCGCCGCGTGAAGGCCGACCTCTCTGCCGACGATGAATAAGTCAGACCTGCTCCGCATTGGTCGAGACGTCCTGCGTCCGTCCGACTCAGGGGACGTGGTCGAGTGGCTTGAGTCCAACGTGCTCGCCATCCCCGACTCGCCGATGCCCGGGCCGTTCCGCTCCGAGCGCACGCCGTGGATCGCGGAAGCCCTACGCATCGCCGCCGACCCAGAGACGAAACTGCTGACCATCCTCGCCAGCATCCAGTCCGGCAAATCGCTGTTCGCCCGCCTGCTCACCTGCCACATCATCTCGAACGCCCCTGGCCCGACGATGGTGCTTCAGGCCACCGACCCCGAGGCCAAGGACTTCGCCCTGCGTTACCTCCGCCCAGTCTGGAACAACTGCCCGCCGGTGAAGGCGCGTCTCTCGGGCGACGACCTCGACAGGTCCACGACAGCCGACTTCGACCGCATGACGCTCTACTGTCGCGGCATCTGGAACGAGGCGAACCTCCAGCGCCTGTCCCTGCGTTACACCATCGCCGACGAATGCTGGATGGCCCCGCCCGGTCACTTGGCCGAACTGAGCGCGCGCGTCACCGCCTTCGGCTGGATGGGCAAACGCATCTTCATGTCGCAGGGCGGTCGGGCTGGTCAGGAGTTCCATCAGCTGCACGAGACGACGGACCAACGTGACTGGAACATGAGGTGCCCGAAGTGCGACCATCTCCAGCCTTGGGTCTGGGAGCAGATCAGGTTCCCCGAGGACGCGAAGTCAACCGGCACATGGGACTTGCACAAGGTGAGCGTGGGAACGACCTACGAGTGCGCGGCCTGTCGGACGCATCTGCCCGACACGAACGCCAGCCGTCTGGACGCCAATGCTCGTGGCACGTTTGTTGCTACATCCGTGGCCGCAAACTCCGGGCACATTGGCCTTCACTGGAACTCGCTCGCCTCGATGAGTTGGGGCGAACTGGGGGTGCTGATGCTCAAGGCCAAGGAGGCCGCCGACCAATACGGCGACGAAGAGCCCCGACGCATCTTCAAACAGAAACGGCTCGCCATGCCTTGGTCAGAAGAGGGCGGCGAGATGGTGGCGCTTGCCGAGGCCGCGAACTACAAGATGGGCGACGCGTGGGACGCCGAGGCCGCGATCACCCCGAAGGCCCGCGTCGTCGAGCAGAAGGACGCCGTGCCGGGGAGCATACCTTTCCGCACGATGGGGGTCGACGTGCAGCGTGGTCACTTCTGGGTGACGGTCCGCAGGTGGGCGAAGACCGGGCATAGCCGCCTGATGGCGTTTGCTCGCATTGACTCCTGGGGTAACGTGGAAGCCTTCGCCAAACAGCACGGCGTGCACCATGCGCTCGTCCTCGTCGACTCAGGCGACAATACGACCGAGGTCTACCGCGAGACGGCCAAGCGGAACTGGAAGACGGCCAAGGGCTCAGGCTCCGACGACTTCGCCGTGACGGACAAGTCCGGCAACACGACCCGCCGCTTCTACTCCGAGAAGCAGTCCATCGTCGTCCCTGGCATCCCGCAGCGGGCCGTCCTGATCGTGCACTCGAACACCGCCGGCAAAGACCTCCTGCACGGCCTCCGTGCTAGGAAGGTCTGGACGTACGCCATCGACGCTACCCCTGAATATGTCGAGCAACTGAACGCCGAAGTCCGCATCAAGGACCGCCGGACTGGCAAGCCCCAGTGGATACTCCCGCAGGGTAAGCGCGATAATCACGCCATGGACTGCGAAATCCTCGCCCTCCTGGCCGCCGTCCGCTGGGGCATCGCTGGTCGGGAAACCGCCGAAACCGACTTGCAACCGTCCTGAGGATGGGCAGACTTTCCCCAAGGGTTAGCCGTTTAGTGTCGCAGGAGGAAGAAGCTTGTGGCGTGGGCTGGGCGGCTAACCCCCCTTTTCTTCCAATGGTCGCAAGATAAATGGCCTCTGGACTCTTCATCGGACTGACGGAGTGCGAACTCCTCGACATCAAATCCAAGGCGGTCGCCATGATCACCGAGGGCAAGACCCTGATGTCCTATTCCGACTCCGGCTCGTCCGCGTCCAAGCAGTTCGCGATGCCTCCCAAGGAGATGCTCGCCGAGGCCATGTTCGCCCTGTCTCGCCTCGACCCGGCCACCTACGGCGCTCGCCGCACGGTCATCTCGACCGACTGGCAGAACCGCGAAGACTAATTCTCCATGGCATCCCGCAAGAAGACCGTCCCGACCGTCAGCCTCCGCCCTTCCAAGAAGGCGCAGCCTGCGTCCCCTAAGCCGTCCGCCTCGTATGGCGATTGGCAGAGCATCGGCGTGACGCGTGCCCGCCGTGCGGCCTACGGCGCCGAACCGCGTGACCTTCGCCGTGACCTGACCCCTTACGACCGCCTGACGATGGTGCGCAAGTGCCGCTGGGCCGAGCGTAACTCCGGGCTGTTCAAACAGATCCTTGCGGACATCTGCCTCTACACGGTGGGCGACGGCATCAAGCCCCAGAGCCACGCGTCGACCCCTGAGATGCAGGAACGCTATGAGGCGTACTTCGCCGAGAAGGCCAAGCGTATCGACATCACGAACCGCTTCTCGTTCTATCAGGCCCAGTCCATCCTCCTTCGCGGCATGATCCGTGACGGCGACTCTTTCGCCGCCAAGGTCCGCAACGCGAGCGGCGAAGCGAAACTCCAGCTGATGGAAGCCCACCGCGTCGGCGACCCTCTCGAAGGCAAGGTGCCCGAAGGTATGCACGACGGCATCCAGTTCGGTCCGTTCGGCGAATACATCGCCGTCAACGTCTACCGCTCCGACGGCTCGTCCCGCCAAATCCTCGCCCAGTCCATGATGATGGTGGTCGACCAGGAGTATGCCTCCGGCGCTCGTGGCGTCCCCCTGCTCCAGCACTCCATCAACTCTATCCAAGACGAGATGGAAATCCTCGCCCTTGAGAAGCAGGCCGTGAAGGATAACGGCGACGTCACCCGCGTCATCAAGAAGCAGGGCGGCACGATTGACTCCGACATGGCCGGAGAACTTGGGGCCGCCAGCAATCAGTCCTACGCCAACGTGGCGGCGACGATGGGCGGCAAACTCATCGCCCTTGAGCCGGGGGAGGACATGACGTCCTTCCAGAGCAACCGCCCGAACGCCACCTTCACCGGCTTTCTTGCGGCGCTTGAACGCGACATCTCGCAGGGCGTGCTGCCTTACGAGTTCGTCGGCGACTCCTCCAAGTTGGGCGGCGCCACCGTCCGCTTGGTGACGGCTAAGGCCGCACGCGTGTTCGGCAAATATCAGTCAGTCCTGATTGAACAGTTCTGCGTTCCGACGTGGGGTTACATCATCGGCCAAGGCATCGCCGACGGCGACCTGCCTGATGACCCCAAGTGGAATGAAGTATCCTGGACGACCCCGAAGTCCGTCACCGTCGACGCTGGCCGAGACGCCGCCAATGACCGCAACGACGTCGAGATGGGACTCCTATCCATGTCTGAACTCTACGCCCAGCGCGGCTTGGACTTCCGCACCGAGATGGACAAGCGAGCCAACGACATGGCCTTTATCATCGAGAAAGCCAAGACCGCCAAGATCCCGGTCTGGATGCTCTACAAGCCTGATTTCAACTGGCTCCAGCAGGGTCAGGCTAACAGCCAGATTTCCGAAGAGACGGCCGATAACCTCGACCTGCCTGAAGTCCCTGAAAGCGAAGACCAACCCAACTCCTAATTTACCATGCGTTTCCTTACCAACGGACTGTCGGGCCGCGAGCCCTTGCTCATCGAACCTGCCAAGGCCAAGGACCACGCTGTCCTCGCCGAGAAGTTCGGCTTTACGGATATGCTCGCCCAGCTCTTCGGCGTGGCCCCTAAGCCCTATGTGGTCGACGGCATCGGCATCGTCCCGGTCGTCGGCGTCATCGGCAAGGGCCTGAGCCCGCTTGAGAAGATGATGGGCGCCGTGGACATCAACGACCTGTCCGATCAGGTCGATGCGTTCGCCGCCAACCCCGAGGTCGAGAAGATTGCCTTCCATGTCTCCTCTCCTGGCGGCACGGTCACCGGCGTTGAAGAACTCGCCAACAAAATCCGCAACCTCTCAAAGCCGACTATGGCCTATACCGATAGTGAGATGGCATCGGCCGCATACTGGATTTCATCGGCTAGCGATAAAGTGACCGCCAGTCCGTCAAGTTCCGTGGGTTCCATCGGCGTCTACATGGCTATCCCTGACTACTCCAAGGCCGCCGAGATGGCGGGTATCAAGATGGTCGTCATCAAGTCCGGCAAGTTCAAGGGCGCCGGCATCGAAGGCACGAGCCTTGACGAGAACCAGATGGGCAACCTGCAGGAAGGCGTCGACACGATCCACGCCGAGTTCAAGCAGGCCGTGAACATGAAGCGCAAGATGGTGAAGGCCGAGGCCATGGAAGGTCAGGTCTTCTCTGGCAAGCAGGCCGCCGCCCAGGGCTTGGTCACTGGTCTGGCCGACTCCTTCTCCGCCGCCCTCCGTTCGTTCTGATGGCGATCGCCGTCCCAGACTACGTCGCCGACGCGGCCAAGCGTGGCCTTGCATGGCACGCCGAGGGCAAATCGGGCGACGGCGTCACGGACAAGACCCTGCGGGAAGCCCGCGAGATGGCGGACGGCTCCGTCTCCGAAGACAAGGTGCGCCGCATGGGCCCTTGGTTCCGTCGGCACAAGCCCGACATGGACGCCCCGAACAACCAGCCTGACGGCAAGGACTTCCCTGGAGCAGGGGCCGTGGCGTGGGCGTTATGGGGTGGCCCGACCTCCGGCGACATCATGCGTACCGCCGAATGGGCGGAGCGTAAAGTCGAGCAACTGGACCGCGAAGAGTCCGCTTCCAATTCCAATCCCCGCAAACTCAAGATGACCATCGAAGAACAGCTGCTCGAAGCCACCGCCGCCGTCTCGGGCCTCACCGCCGAGCGCGACGACCTCCGTTCCACCGTCGAAAAGATGACGGTCGGCG